CTGGTTAGTTGTAACAGCAATTTTGCTTAGGTAGTCACCAGCATTACCAAGCGATGATGCTTGGTTGCTTAGTTCCACATAACCATAACGAGTCATGAAGCTTACTACTGGCTCGAATGTTTGTGGATCAAGTACTGTACCTGAGCTCATTAGTGGGATATATGGGCAATAGAACGCTGCTGCGTCTGTTTCTGTTGCACCTTTGTATCCAACTAGTACGTCATCGTTAGCTGCGTACTGGTTTACGTATACACGCATTGTACCATTTAGTGTACCAACGAATTTTGTGTTTGTTGGTGCTTCAAATGGACCTTCAGTTGTTCTTGCGAATGCTGAAGTTGTTGCAGATTGTAGTACTGTTAGTACTGTTGGGCTAACAACTGCCCAGTTACCTGCGCCTCTACGTGTACGTGCTGCGATTGTGTTCGCATTTTTGTTGATTAGAACTGCAAGAGCTGCATGTTCGTCACCAACGAAAGTAGCTGTACCACTTACGCTACCTTGTGCGTATGTGTCAGCTGCTGTGCCTGCTAGACTTGTTAGAGAAGCAATGATCTCTTGATCGATTTCAGCAGTAATCTCTTGTGCAAGTGCTTGCATGATTTCTGCTTCAACGTCTAGACCGTGCATAGACTGTGCGTCTTGCGCTGCTTCGAATGTCCAACGTGCTGATAGCTTACGTGATTTTGCTTCAACAGTTTGCTTTAGAACTTGGATAGAAAGTTTCTTACCTGCAAGTCCTTCAAGTGCTGCTGTGCTTTCGCCTGCGTTAGTTGATGCGTTACCGGAGTAACCTGTTGCAATTGCGAATGGGCTTAGTGCCTCATCGCCTGCTGTTGCTGAGTCAAATGTTTCAGCGTAGCGAACACGTAGTGTGTGAATTTGACCAACTGGGCCTGTCATAGGCTGAACACCAACGATCTCGTTGGCAATAACAGTTGGCATAACACGACGAATCACTGGAAGAATAACTTTGTTTAGTGTAGCAATGTTACCCGCTTGAGTTGCACCAGCAGTTGCCTCTGAAAGGTACTTTTTAGTGTTTTCAAGTGTAGTTTCCATTACTGCCTTTTTTGTTCCAGTTAGACCGTCTGTTAGTGCGTCTTTGGTAGCTGACCAATTTTCAAATAATGCGTCTGCCATTTTTCGGTCTCCTATTAATTAATACCGGCTAGTTTACGAAGGTTAATAATTTCAGCTGACTGTGTACCTTCTGATACTGCCTGCTTATTTCCAGTGATTTCTTTCGAATTTTCACTTAGCACCTTCTTTTCTGGTTTTTTAGCATCTTCCTTCAACACAGATGGTAGATACTTGTTAAATGCACTTTGTAACTTGTCAGTTGTTACGCTTTCAAGTAATGCATTCATAATTTCTCGTTGTTGTTTTGAAAGTGGCGACATCATTTCATTCATGATGTTTTTACGTTCTGCTTTATCTGCTTCAATACGTGCTTTACGTGCTGATTCAGCAAGCTGAACGTCTTTCTCTGCAACAGTTTGGTTTGCTTCGTCGAGTTTAGAACTAATTTCTTTGATTTGCTTGTTTAGTTTTGCAACTTCAGTACCTTCATTGAGGTAGCTGCTCATAAACTCAGCAGCAAATGTTTCAAAAATCTTACGTCCAAAAGTATTTTCTTTTGCAACTTGGATGTCTTCACGTAGTGTAGTTAATTCAGACTTAATAGCATTTTCTAATACAGAATTAACTTTCTCTGCTGCATTCTTAACAAATTTTTGTTTAGTCTCTTCGATTGCCGCTTTGCCTTCTTTGATCATTTTGACTTTTGCTTCAACTAGTGAGCGTTTGTCTTCATGAAACTCGTTGAGCTCTTTAGTAAGTTGTTCAAGTACAAAGCCCTCTAGATGAGCCCTGTTCTTGTCCTGTGCCTCACGGTCTTCGCGAAGTTCGTTAATTTCTTTGCGAAGTGTTTCCATCACAAACTCATCAAGAACATTTGCATGTTCTTTCATATGCTTGCGATATGCAACACGATCTTCTGCTACTTTGGCTTTGTCTGCTTGGAACTCTTCAAGTTCTTTTGC